CAACTCTGAGATTAAGGGTAGATTTAACATCATCAAGCATAGGGAGAGCGACATCCTCGTATAATGCCTTCCTTGCCTCCGCCATATTAGCATAAGTGGAGTGTTCCATATCCCCGAGAAATATCGAGCTAATACCAAACCCGCCAGCTATATCACGCTTGTTGTTAAGACGAGACTTCATCAAGTCCATCTCAACAGGAGTAAGGCTCATCTGATGCCACTTAGCACCGGCTATTACCCAAGGCATACGCCTTCTTTCTTTGGTAAGGTAGCGTTCCTGAATTTGTCGGTTAGCTTCTTCATATTGCTCGTTTGTCAGCGCATCTGTTTCAAAGATACCGTCTGGAGTGCCTCGATTCTGCATTGATATTTTCTGGGTGTCTTGTGCCTCGTTATCTGTATCGACTGTACGGGCTACCGCCTGAAGGGGACCAGTTCCCCAATATGGATTGCCAGGATCAAGCATCATAAAATGGATGAACTGTTCCGGTGGCACAATTCGATGAGTTCCATCTGCGCTAGTTACCTCATAACCCCTAAGCCATTCCCCGGGTTTATCTGATGGTATCGGATGTATAAGATCAGGCATACATACCCAGAACTCCCGGGGAATGCCACCCACAATAATCGGCTGAATTAGCGAGTTACCGACTAACAACTGATGAGCAATAATGAGCTCCATGTTATCTTGGCCTGAGAATTGTTTATTGGGATTTGCCCAAGTTTGACTAAAGGGGTGGTTAGGGATAATCGCATCATCTTTGTCAAGGACTACCCAGGGGATACCCGAAGCGGCTTTTACAATTATTCTAATAGATTGATAAACATCGCCGGATATTTTATAACCCTCACGGACCGCTTTGTGCACTGTCAGATCGGTATATATTGGGATATCCGCTGTCTGCATAGACAATATTTGGTAGGGGCTCAAAGGAACTGTGTTTGCCTTTGAAGAGATTATACCGGCTAACCTATTGCGGAATTTACTCATTACCATAATCAAAACCTCGTTAGTTTTTCTGGCTTCTCCAGTATTAGCTCAGTTATCGCCCAGACCAGGGCGTCAAGCCTGTCTGGACTCTTATCACCCGGCATCCATTCACACATCTGATCCTCCAGTTCAGGAAAGAAACCGACATGGTGCACACGATTTTGCTCATATAGTGCTGATACTGGCTCAGCTCTGATATACTTACCACGGCTGGCATGAACGGCTTTGAACGGCACACTCTTATCAACCGTCTTGATAGTATGCTCTACCATATCTCCACCGTTATTGACCTCACCGATTATCTTATCAGCTCTGGCCTTATGATAACCAGTTACCGCTGCGGTTGCCCACTGATGCGGAGTTCCCTTAATGGTCAGGTCATCCAGTATGTAGCCGTGCATCGTATCCCCTATCTGAGCTATGCCGGCAACGATGATACCGGTATCAGCCGAATCTTCATTATCGCTAGCTGCGGGGTCTACCCCAACGACGACCCTAATCAAGTCTGGATGCTGGCGGACCCTAAGCTCATCTATCTTAGCCCGCTCCCATAAAGCATCCGGGTTATCGTCCAGTATTTCACCAGCTAGTTCTTGCCTGCCAAGCCGTGTTCCCTCATACTTCCTCAAGATATAGTTCAAGAAGTCTGGTGCCAAGTTATCCCTATTCTCCAATGTGTGCCCTCTGGTAACTGCTACTCTACCATCAGGATTTTTCTCAGTCCTCTCATCTTTAACTAATTCCTTAATAGACTTTATGGGCCGTGGCGTAGTGCTAACTACTGCCTGGGGTTTGTCACCCATCCGAAGCCCAAGTATTAAATTATCCCAAGCCTCTTGCGGATATTTGAATTTAGCTAACTCATCAACCCATGCCTTCTGATGCTGTGGGCCTCTTAACTGTCCAGGTTCATCTCCTGAATACACAATACCTATAACACCATTTGGCCAGGTAATTCTTCTTTTCGATGGTTCATATTCAGGAAAGAACCAGGGAGGGCTTACCTTAAGTATAGATGAGTCACCAACCTCCACCATCGTGTCCCTGACATCGGCTTTAGTTTCACCTACTAATGCAATCGGGTTATATCCTTCCTTTGCCCACTTGATAACCAATTCAGCGCCAGGGCGTGTCTTGCCTCCACCTCTACCACTGAGCAACAGCCACACATACCAGTCCCAGTCAGGCGGTAGCTGTTTTGGTCTTGCCCACACAGTCCAGTCATACAGGATAGATTCAGCCTCCTTCTGATTCAGGCTGTTTAGCACCTTCATCCTCTCTTGCTCTGGCAGCAATCCGAGCGAGTGCGCTAATGAGTTTGTTGACATATCTTCTCACGCAACTGTTTATTCTTCACCCTCTTTTGCCCGTTCAGCTATTCTATTTATGGCCTGAATGAGTTTTGCTTTGGCATTGTGTTCAACTCTAAAACTCTCTCCCGCAGGATTTGCAATTTCTTGTCTCTCTATATAACCTCTGCTTTTGCCCTGCGTTTTCAGGTAAAATATTATAGCCGTATTATCGCCAGCTTTGATTTTACTATATAGTTTCCCCTCGGCAAAATCCAGCATAGCCTCTTTAGCATCAACCACAGCCTGAGCGACTGAGGGGAAGTCATGCACATATCTATTAACGGTTGTATATGAGATACCTGAATTCTTTGCTGCTATCGTCAATAATCCCGCCGATTTACTAATAGCCTCAATTATACGCTTAGCCGTCTGCTCTCTCTTCTTTGAAGTTCCATTATTTCCGTTAGATACCATTTACTTTCTTCCCCAATAATTCAAGTAATTCTTTATTTTGCCATTGTATAAGTCTAATTTCCTGTTTCAATTCTCGTATCTGGTTATCCTTACCATCAGCCAACCCCTTTTTATAACCCTCTTGATAACCCTTGCCATGTTCCCTCATATGTTGACCTGCCAATGTCAACTCTAAATTCTCAATTCGGTTATCGCTCTTAATTCCATTTTTGTGATGGACAAGTTCCCAAGAGTTAAGACAGCGGTTTAAGTGCTTCGCCATTATCAATCTGTGTTCTGAAACATAGCCATGCTTGTTAATCATAGGTGCGAAGAAATTATTAATGGAAAGCCTAATCCAAACATATCCATAGCGGTCTTGCATCCTACCACCCTTCCAGTTAGGGGGCCGCAGTCCTTTCAACCTTTTAGATTTCTCTCCACAACTACTACACCTACACGATACAGGTACCCCCTTTTTAACCACTACCCACCGTTCTTTACCGCAAACCTCACAAGCGTGCCATATATGTTTAACATTATCTTTATAACCGATTTCTTTCCCAATTCGGATAGTGCCTAAGATTATATTCTCGTCTCTTTTTTTACCATTACCATTATTACCGTTCTTCCCATTAGTTACCATTTATCCTCACCGCCTCATATCTTCTTGAATGTCATAATATATTCATGGCATTTTACAGTTCGCTTATTCCATACAAGAGGTTCTACCATATCGAATTGAAGGATAGACTTTTTCAGCTTCTCATACTTGAGGTCGCCAGGTTGTAAGTCTTTACGCGGATTATAGACTGCGGGATTTATCTCACTGATTTCAAGTGTCAATATTTCCATATATATATTATACCATATAGAAAAGCCCGGGCGAACAGCCCGGGCTTAGGATATAACTATTCTGGCTATTCTGTCAAGTCAGTGACTAGAGCCCCTTTCCGCTTGCGCTTCAGCTTATCCAGGAGTCGGGAAATAATAGTATCGTAGGTTTCCCCTTTAATCCCAAGCTGGGCCAGCCTCTTTTTCGTTTCCATTTTTAACTGTATAGTCGTTATTTTCTCTGCCATTTTACTCTCTTCCCTAGATAGTTACCCACTATCAAACTCACGCCAGCCACAATGCACATCACTATTAAGTTTTCGTGATGCCAAACAAGTAAACCATACGCCCCCTGTCACCACAAAATGATGAACTAGACCGTCCAAAGAATAATATTGGCGAGTATTTAAGTATTAATTTCATCTTCATTCATCTCCTCTCCTTTCACTGTTAAATAATCCCTTCATCAGTTTATTTAGGCTTCTTTTCTGCCATTTAATTTCAGCATCCCAAGCAACATCCCAAGCAGCATCCCTAGCAGCCTCAGCAGCAGCCCTAGCATCCCTAGCAGCAGCCCTAGCAGCAGCCCTAGCAGCATCAGCAGCAGCCTCAGCAGCAGCCCTAGTAGCATCCCTAGCAGCAGCCCTAGCAGCATCCCAAGCAGCCCTAGCAGCAGCCTCAGCAACAGCCCTAGCAGCATCCCAAGCAGCCTCAG